TGATATCTTCAGCCCGGCCCAAAGCCGCTTTTTGCTGATCCGTCCCTAGAATTGTTCCAAGTAAACCCATGATCGTACTCCGTTATGCTGAGAATCGAAGAAAAACAAGGGGATCATTACCAACAGCCGTCGCTGCTGCACCAGAAGGGAATGTACTAGGCAATGCGGCATAGGTAAATGCTACAGTAATATGATTATCAACTGCGACAGCCGACACTGGATGACCCAATACACCATACGTATCTGCTCGAACAGACACCCTCCATTGATTCAATGTCGCACTACACACCGCGACAGCCCAATAAAGAGAGTTTGATTGAAGATTCGCCACAAACGTAGTGTCTGACTTAAACCCGGCGGCTGATCCTGTAGGAATCACAGCCGAAGCCGCAACCAGCGTATTTGGATAGAAATTTGTTAAGGAAGTAATTGTATAAATTCCAAGCCTCACATTACTCGCCGTGACATCCTCATTTCGGTATCCAATGCCGTTAATTTGAGTATTCTGCCCCGATAAGAAAGGAACGGCGTAGAGGATATTTTGAGTAAATACAGCAGTCGTGTTTGTTTGCCCAATTTCTCCAGCGGCATACCACCGATCACCAAATGGACTTCCTACTATCTGGCGAAATGATGCCAGACCTTGCGCTCCACCACCTGCCGGTGTACCATGAGAATGGTCACTCCGACTGATCCGGTCAGAAAGCCCATTATAGGGAGAAAGACCACTCGATGTTGTCGCAACAACTGTCCCAAAATGATCCACAAGCCCAGAGTCGTCTGTCCCGTTATGTTGATGGGCTTGAACATGGTGCTGGTCTGAAGAGACATCTTCCAGGTCATCGTGGGAGACTGAAGAAGCCCCTTCATGTGTATGAGCCTCTGCATGGTGTTGATCTGGAGTCACACCTGTCAAATCAGCATGAGCGATGGTGCCGGATTCACCGAGTACAATCACTTCACGACGAAGTAATTCAAGCCACTGAAGCCACGGTTGAGCAATCCGTGTCGTGTCTTTGACTTGAAAGTCCGTATTGTGAGGGACCGGAGGAAGAGGCATTTATCGCTTTTTCTTAGCAGACCTTTTTGGTTGTAATGCTTCAAACCGGACATCATCCAGTTTCTCATGCTCACGAGACCACGTTTTCAATTGCACGAGAACTGTGTATCCCGCTTTCAACATCCCGAGGCATCCCAAGATAAGGGCCACTGTGATGGTTTGTAAAATTGAACTCCAATCGAATGAGATCATTAGGATTCCCCCGTGGTAATTTCTGCACTCGCTCCGATCATAGCAACTTTCACATTGGTTGAACCTTGCACTTCAAAGACGGCATCCCTCATTTGCCCGAGACGACGCCAAATCGCTCGTGTGAACCTCTCTCCGGTCATTCCGAGAGTGGCCGTGATCCAATTTCCCCAGGTGTGACCACCATCCCGACTGATCCGAAGTTGGACAATCGGAGCATCTGACTCAGCCCCAACCACACCCTCTTCAAATTCAACTTCGAGTTGATGAACCACAAGTCTCTTCCGTTCAGCCCAATAATGGGGAGAGCGTCGGGACCACACAATATGTTCTCCATTTTCATCGTGAGCATCTGAAGACAACGTATACAGATTGCCTGTCAGTCGATCGGTGGCAATCAGCCGATTGATAAATCGAACGACTTCTCGTGTTCTCCATGCCCCAATGTCATAACTCGATCGTTCATGCCAAAGTTGAGTCATAAAATCATAGACGAATGTTTCCCCACCAGCAAGGAATGTAATCCCGTAAAAATTATGGCCGTCCATCTGGTAACTAAATCCAAACGCATCAGCCGTCGTGCTATAGGACCGCCACAAGGCTTCGAGCGCAGGAGTCGAAATAGGGACCGCTTCCAACCCTGATGCGGCGACGACTCTTCCCCCAGGAGACCCTTGTTTATGCCGTCCAAGCCACACCACCGTATCCGCAATTTGAGCCACGCTATCCACAGCCTGAAGGCCCCAATCAATGACACCAGATGTGGTTTGAAACGGCATTGGGGATGTTCCCGCGTCATACCAAATTTCAGTCGTGAGTTCCCCGAAGAGGTAGAGTTGACGATGCAACGCCCAAACAACAAGGAGAGAGTCAGGAGAGGCTTCAGCCGCCCCTAGCTGAACGGGATTCCATGTCATCGCATCATTCAGGTCACTCAGCGCAAAGAAAAATGAATCCTGCATACTGACAATCAGATATTGGTCAATAAATGCAATCGACGTAGGCTGTCCTACTGGCTGAGGATTCGGTTTGGCAAAAACGGCTGTCCCATAATTGTAGACATAAATAAATCGACCATCAACAATCGCCAATTCTGAATTGGCATTATGCTCCATCTTCACTGAACCGCCGGTCGTATCAAGCTGCCCCACCACGGTAGTTGAAGCATCATTCAAGACTTGAATCACATCACGACCATGCACGACGAACAGCCGGTGCCCGATCACATGGGCTCCACGAATGGGGGATGTGCCCACATTCTTGAACAGGTCCAACCCTGGAGCCCCGAGAAGCATCACAGGGGTCTTTCCCTCCGGTCCACCCAGCGTCGGAATAAGATTCATCGTCCGTTGGGTGTTAATATTCTTGCTCTGGGCTGGGTAGGACCCGCCGATGAAGTCTTCTAAGATCATTATTCAATCGTATAGATCGTGGTCACTTGCTGACGACGCACTCCCACATCAGGGAACATCGTCATATCAGGAGCCACATACACCAGAAGTCGATCAAACAGTTCCTTTGCCATATCAGTCACCAGAAGACTCGGAGTCACCCCATACCCAGGAGCCAACCGAACGGCCAGATTATACACCACCGCTTCTAAATAGACGGGATCAACGTCCAATTCTTCATTCAACGTGGCGATAGACACAAATGGTTTCTGAGACGAAATATGAAGGGTATAAGCTTTATTCGGGATGTAATACAGCCGAATACGGCCAAGAGGTTGTGTCGGTTTATACCACAATCGAGAAGGCAATCCCGTGACCGTCGTTCGGTCACCATAAGACGTATACTGATCCTCACCGATCAAGTCCATAGGGGTAAAGATATCTTGGTCATCCTCGATAGAAGCATTCAGTATTTTAAGAGGACGAGTGGTATTAAAATTTCCAGACGGTCCAATCGTGTAATCCCCATCACTGGCTGTCAGGACAAAAGACTCTTCAACCGTAGCCAACACGGACACATTCCGCACGGACCACGAGCCAAGCATAAGGTTCAGCTTGCTTCTGGCGTCTTGGGCCATATCCGCAGGCAGGGTTTCTCCTGTAGCAAGGACTCCGAGTTCCTTAAAGGCGCTGTTCAAGATGTCTTGAATCGTCATTCACTATCCTTAGTTCCCCTCATGCCTACGGCATGCCCTCGGTTTGCCTATCCATCTCTGGGTTGTCGGCCAAACCTACACCACCCAATAACCTAGCTCCCACCCACCCCCACTGTATCCTCGGCCTTCTCTGGCCTACTGAGCTAGGGCGCTTCTTATGCTCCTGCGATCAGACCCTTCTCAACGAGGGCTGCACGAATCTCGTTAACCAGAGCGATAATCGCATTCGCTTGTGCTTCAGTGTAGCCATACGGACCCGAGTTCGTCGCTCCCGTCGTCGCCACCGCAGCCTGGTCTGCCCCAGACCGCTGATCCACAGGTGTAGACCCGTGGAATGCCACAAGGTCAGAGGTACTCTGACCCACCACCGTCCCGTCAGGAGACTTGTTTCCAAGAAACTCCTTGGTGGACGAACTTGTTGAATTGATTGCCATGACTTAGTTCCTCTCTTTCTTACGAGCTACCGAGGATTCGGCACGCCAGATCAGGGTAGGTCGCCGTCCATCCGTACAACACGTCCAAACGCACGATTTCCTGGTCATTGGTGATGTCGAAGTCCTTGACCAGACGAATGCTCATGCCCTGGTATTCCACCGTTTCACTCCACGGCACACCATCAGGAGCCTGAATCGGCACGGTGACCAGTGCAAACGCATTCTTCTGGAAGGCGAGATTCGCCGTGTGGCTTGCCACAAGCGTCACCACATTCGAGCCCGTGGTCGGCAGAGCCGTCACGTTCTGGTATGCGGTAGTGGCTTTCATCGCCGGAGAGATCGGCACAGAAGTCGCCGTCGTCACCGTCGTTGTGGTTGTGACCACAAACTGCTGGGCATAACCAAGGTCCGTCTTGCTGATCGGATTGACCGCATTGCACGCCGCGAAGGTGATGATATCACCCTTGACCAGTGTGCCGTTGCCACCCGCCGTCAGACTGACCGACGTAGCCCCTTCCGCAGGATTAGACGCCAGCGTAATCGTGGTCGCCGTACCTTTGGTGTGAACCGGGGTATTCTGCGACTCGAAGAGATCGAATCCAGCCAAGCGGCCCACTGAGGCTTCCTTGGTGATGTCTTCAACCAACGACGGCTGAAAGACATTGGCAGACAGAGACAGCAACAGTGAATTCGAGGCAGCCGGAGCCAGAGACGCAAAGCGATCATTCTGCATCACCGCAAACTCAGTCAACTTCTGCTTCGTATCCAACAGCGCAGCAAAATCCACAGACCCACCGGCTGAACCGGAGGCATTGTAGACATCCTTGTACAGCGCCGCTCCATCCATGTCAACCTGATTCGCCAACACGATGCACGCGGGTTTCACATACCGCTCGACGTACTCGTCAATCGAGAGGGTCAAGTCCTTGCTGTTCCAGGCCCACCCGACATGCTTCCGCTTGTCGATGGTGATGGTCCCAGACGACTCCGTGACATCCTGGAGCGCAAGAGTCGCCCCATCCGTTGCGGAGAACTTCACCGGCTTCCGATAGGAGACAGTATCTCCCACCTTCACGCCGAAATCGTTTTTGAACTGCTTATTCGCCAACCGAGCAAACACCAGATTGTTGACTAACTGGAGCGCGGCTTCTTTGGCGATAATCGCAGGGGTGATAATTGTATTAGCCATTTCGTTTTCCCTTTATCGCGCCTTTTTCCCTCGCCATGCGTAGGCTGGTTCTCGATGCTTTGCATATTCCTCCATATTCATCTTTTCGGGGTCTTTCGTCACCGTTTCGCCGGTGCCCGAAACATTATGGAGTGGCTTAGGAGATTGTGTAACAACTTTGGGTTGAGGGGGTGTTAGCCGTTCCTCAATCCGCCCAATTTCAAGCGCCACTTCAAACGGGGACAACGAGTTCAACTTCGACGTGACCGCAGGATTCTTCGCCAAGAAATAGGCGACCTGAGGACCTTTGTTCGAGTGAAGAACTGCCTCGACAACGGACTCAGACTGAACGAACGTCGGACTCGTAATTGTTGCTTCAAAATCCGGCGTTTCTTTCTTGAAGGTTTCAGCCGACGAGTAGAACTTCCTGGCACGATCTTCTTTCGTCTGATTCTGCTTAATCTGAGACGAGAAGTTTCGTAATTCCAGTTTAACTCGATAATCCACCGAGGACTTCAAGAAATCTGAATAATCGGTGAAATCTTCCAGTTTGGGTTCAACCAATTCATCGGTCTTTGGGGCTGCGTGGTCAGCCGATGGCTGTCCCTGCCGCTCCAATGCGAGTTTCTTATAGAAATCCCGCTCCCGAGCCGCATCCTCAGCAAGACGTTTTTGCTCTTCTCGCTGTGAGGTCAGTTCGGAAAACCGCTTGGTCGCCCACTCTGGGGTTCCCTCTTTCGGCTCCTGTGTCGTGTTGTCTTGAACCTGTTGGTCTTGAGTAACTTGTTCCGTTTGCTGTGATGCATCTTCTGTGGAAGTAGCCTGACTTCCGAGACTCTGTACGGCTTCCGCGCCCGTTTTCTCAACGGTAGTAGTGGTCTGGGTTTGACTCACGAGTTTGCTCCCCTGTGCCTCGATACGGTCGAGTGCCGTCAATCAATGAATCTGGTCTTAGCTCCGTGGCGAACCTTTTCTCGGACTGTACTTGCCGTAGGCCAGACCATCAACCGTCATCTTCGGGTCCGGCTGACGATCAGCCCCCGCCCCTTTCGGCGAGACCTGAGCCTTCGAGACTTCTTTCTCATTCATAGGCTGAGACTCGTCTGTCTTAATCTTCATACTGTGTTCACCCCCTTTCACTTGGAGTAAAGAGTTGTTCGAGAATATCCAGCACCTCTTTCCGAACGCTGGTGCCCTCTTTTTGGACATTCAATGAAGCTTTCATCACCTTCAACTTCTCAAGGTCAATCTTGATCTTTGCGATTTCAGCCTTGGATTCTGCGATCACTTGCTTCGGATCAGGAGGCAATGTGCGAGGATCAATGTCCTTCAACACATTGGGAGGAATCATCCTCTTGAGACGCTCATAAATCTCTTGAGCATATTCCCAATCCTGAGACTTGGCCGCCAAATCCATCATCACAGGTCGGGCCTCGGGATAATTCATTCCGAATTGCATCAGCCCTTCAGCCGCTTCTTGACGCATCGTGGAGAAGGAAGGTCCGGTATCAATG